AAGCGTAATTGTTGTGCCACTTTTTACTACGGCTACATGAGTCCATGCGCTTATTGTAATTCCAGTAAAAGAAGTAAACAAAATAGCATTATTTACCGTTACTGAAATAAACCCAAGGGCAGTAATTGAAATTAATATTCCTGTTGTGGCAGTAGCGGTAGAACGAGTGTCTATTAATGACTGTAAAGCCGTTACAGAGTTAGGGTAAACCCATGCCTCAATTGTAAAACTTCCCGTTCCAAAAGCGTAATAAGGATTATTAGGAAAGTTTAAAACGCTTGTTGTGCCATTAAAACTAATTGAGCCTGTTCCATATTTAACAATAGAAGTATTGACTTGCGTTGCACCAACCGTAATAGAATCGCTTTTAATAGCGTTATCTACAATCCCAGCGTTAGTTCCACTCAGAAGTAATGAAGTATTTGTAATAGCTGTTAAAGGTGCTGTTGGAACTGTTATTGTTTCTGCTGTTCCATTAACATAACGCAAGTCAGCAATATACCCATTCATTACAGTAGATGCACTTCTATTAGCACCAGCATAAAGCGTAGAAGTTTGATTAAAATCAGTTGCAACAGTAGATGTGGCTGAACTTATACCATTTATATAAAGTTGAAAGCCATTTGTTGATGTGCTAGTTCTTACGGCAGCTACATGAGTCCAAGCATTAGCAGGAATTGTTGTAGTTGTATCAATATTAGTTGTTGTGTTAGTAAAACGCAATACATTGGTTGAAGTTATACCCAAAGTAAACCCAGTTGATGCACCGCCCTTAGAAACGATTGAATGTGCTGTTCCAGCAACGCTTCTATAAACCCAGCATTGAATTGTAAATGCGTTAGTTCCAAATTGTAAATTTACATTATCAGAAACACTTAAATAATCTGTACTGCCATTAAAATAATTACTTCCACCATTTACGCTTGTGCTATATGCAGAAGTTGGTGCAAAAGGACTCCAAGGCTGTACTGAAGGTGTACTAATTTGAGAAATAGTAAAATTATTACTTGAGTTATCTACAAACCGATTAGACTGGCAAGTAAGCAACCTTGTATTTGTAATGGCCGTAAGCGGTATAGTGCTTGGGGTAAAAGCGGATGTATAAACGGCAGTTCCAATAACCCAACGAAAATTTGATATATACCCGTTAAAAAACCTATTCGGGAAAGATGCGTTAAAGCCGCCAATAATGACGCTTGCAACAGGACTATCAATTGCATCTCCTGCCGTCAAAGTGTGTGTAGCTGAAGAAACTCCATTAATATATAAAGTTAATGTGACTCCGTTTCTAACTACAGCAATGTGTACCCATTGGTTTAATGGAACAGTTGAAGTAGTAGTAAAGTTAGCAATTAATGTTCCACCATTTTTAGTGAATACAAAATCTAACGTGTTTGCTGAAAGTATTCTAAATTGTATAGCCCTTAGTGGACTTGGGTTTTGTTTGCTAAAAATTGGAACTTCAGTTCCCGGGTTTAAACGATTGTAAATATATGCTTCTATCGTAAAATTGCTAGTTCCAAATGTATATTGTGCATTATCTGCAAGTGATAAAAGGTCGTTTGTTCCATTAAAGTTATTACTAAAATAACCAGCTGCTTGGCTAAACGGTGTGTATGTACCTTGCGTAGGAGTGCCATTACGGGCAATAGTAAAGTTATTAGTAGAAGAATCTAAAAAGGTATTATTCTGCGACCCATTAGTTCCATCACCATGAAGCAATACGCTAACTTGCTTAAAGTTAGCATCCGTAGCCTGTGCAGCAGCAGCTCTGAAACGTCTTAGCTTGTGACTAAGCATTAGGCTACTCCACCTATTGAAGCTCCATAAACCTTACTGCCAACTTTCCATAGCTCAATGACTGTGTATCCAGATGTAGACAATGTAGGTGCTGTGCCACCAACCCAAGTTATTCCACCAGTACCAAATGTAGAATCAGTCCAAGTAATTGTGTACGCTGTGCCATCATCTACTAGCAGGGTGATTGCCTCACCTGCTAAAAAGTTTGTGCCTTTTGGTGTGCGACTTGCGCCTAAGACAATAATCTGAATAGAGCCGTTTGCTGGGTCAATCTCAAATGCAGCAACATCGGTAATCGTAAACACATCTTCTAAAATAGTGCCAATCAAAGCTGGGTCTGTTAGAGTTTTATTGGTAAGAGTCTGCGTTCCTGTTGGCGTTACTACATCGCCCCAAGCAGGAGTATTGCCTGTACCAGCCGATGTTAATACTTGACCTGCTGTTCCTTGTGCGCCATCAAAGCTAGTAATTCCTGTAACGGCTAAATCTACTACGCTTGCAGATGTAATTGTTAGCGCAGCAACAGTATTACCAGACTGTATTTTGTCTGTGTTGAGATTACTAAAGTTGGTATCTACTTCATTATGGGTAAGAGGTGATCCCTTACCACTTCTGGTAACTATCGTAGACATGGCTTACCTTACGCTAAAGTTACTGATACGCTTGATGTAGCAAACTTAAATACATCGCCACTTGCAATAGTCTTAGATGTGGTTAGCGCACCATAGTACAGCATATTGCCGGTAGTTAAGGCATCAAAAATTGCAAAGTGAGTAATCGTTCCCCATGAACCTGTAGCCTGGTCAAACTCAACAGCAGCCGCAGAGTTGGTCGTTACTCCGTTAGAAGGAGCAGCAAAGGTAATGGCCTTGCGAGTGTAGCCTGTGCCAGTACATTCTGTACCTGATCCTGCTTCTGTTGGATCAGAAGTAAATAGGGCAGCATAAACTGTAGTAGGTGATGTGTATGATGTGTTTCTTAGAGTAGCGTTAATTAATGCGTTCTCTAGGTAGTTTGAGATTGCAGACATGATTTTCCTATCGTGATGTTAATTGCATTGTTAGTGGTACTCCAGCGTACTCTGAGCTTTCGTCTGATCCGTTAATATCAGAAGTTGCTCTATCGTATAAGGTAGCCCAAGTTTGCACTCTGGCATCGTTCATAAGATAAGGCTCTGCCTCTGCCAAGGATGCGTAAAGCAGGGCATCTGGGAAGTTAGCAAGATAGTCATTTGTAGCTACACTTGTAGATAATGGCGTTGGCTTGTAGTAATAAAGCATCTCTACAACATAGGCCGAATCTGGTACTGGAGCAAATTGGATTTCAGCGCCAATAATTGTGTAGTACACCGGCAGACCAGACTCACCAGCCCTAGCATTACGAGAGAACAAAGAAGGCGATAAGTAGCTAATGGTGTTTCTTGGATTGCCTTGAGTAAATATATCTCGCATCTCTAAGAAGTCTGTAGGCAAACCAACAGTAGAATCGCCAGCCGTCATTGTTGCTGTAGCAGCCTTGAGGGTTTGGCGAGTACGGATCTCCCTTGATAAGCGAATCTCTGCAAACGTAATAAAGTCAGGGATGACTGCCGTTAAATCGGATCGACCTAGATAGTTGGCTATAGAAGTCTTTAGTTCTGTATATGTTGCAAAGCCCATTAGGACACCTCAATATTATGCCAGCCGTATGTGTAATTACCTATGTGGCCTATCTCCATTGAGAGATCGTGATCCACATAAGTATCTATTCCTGCATCTTTCGCTTTAATGCAAAAGTAAATATCTTCGCCTAATAACTTTCCATTTGGCAGTTGCTCAAAGTAAAAGTAAGGCTTTTCTATTTTCTTAAATGCTGAGTTTTTAATGAGAATGACACCGCATCCGATAGCATCTACCTTCTCTATTCCTTTTTTAACATTGGAATAAACAGGCAGCCAGGATACAGAACCATCTTCCTCATAATTAATGTTCTTGGCAGTAGGCTTTACTGGCTCTGATCGAGTAGTAGCGTTTACGCCAACAATGTCTTTATTATGCTTTAAAAGGCGAACAAGCGCATCTTTTGGGAAGCGCATATCAGCATCAATAAACATTAGGTAATCACATCGCTCGTTAATAACAGAGTCTACTAACGCATTGCGCTGATCGAATATTAGTGTGCCTGTAGATGTGTACAGATTAATATCGTGTTTCGTCTGTTTTGCTGTGTAATTAACTAATGCAGATAAGTCAAACGATGTGGATATTTCTACTTGCCCTCTTGCTGGAACGCAGATACCTATCCTCATACTGTGCCACCCCTGGTACGGAATACTCGATTATCAGGGTTGTTTAACCACTTTACTAAGGCCTTTTGGTCTAGTATGTGGTAGCCACGCATAATGCCTTCTTTGTTGAGCATATTAATAATCTCAGCAGGCAATGAAGCAATTTTATTCTTTGGGTCGTATACGTCATCACCCCATCCAGTTTTTTCGCTACGCTGATTAAACTGTTCTTTGGTGTGGTTTGTGAAATCGGTTAAATCTACCTCTGATTTAATAACTATTCCACCATCACCATCTGCGTATGCAGTACGGATAACTCCATCTACTACACCGAGATTGCCTCGTTTACCGAGATCAGACATACATTCTCCTAGAAAAAGGGGATCAGTTTCCCAATCCCCTTATTCTACATTACTTATGACAGATCGAAAACACCGCCATGTGCAGCTTCGTTACGAACTTCCAAGGTGAACTCAGCCAAGATTTGTGTCTTTTCTGCATCACCTACACGAGCCAGCTCGTTGGTCTGGAATGGGCGTAAGAAAGCCAATGCTGCATACTCAGGATCGAGGATGAGAGCATCACGAGTACGCATGAAACGATCTGGAACGATTGACAATACGCCAAAGTCGGACTGATAAAGATCAGCACCAGCTAGGATTGTCGCTTGACCAGAAGTAGGCACTTGGTAGCGTTGTGCAGCCAAACCAGTAAAGCCAGATACTACTTGCTTTTGGGTTGGGCTAACAAACAAAGCAGAAGGTGTGCCGCCATTGGTAAATACAGATGCGATAACAGTCTTGAGCATTGCTTCTGTGAAGGTACGAGTTGTACCATCTGTACGAGTAGAAACACCAACAGTTACTGGGTCTACACCGGTAGTAGCAGTACCATTCTTGCTTGTGTTGCTCTTAATGTATGAGAGCAAAGCGCCTAATGTACGAGCTGTAGATGCGTTACCAGCAGATTGGCCCTGGTTTGCAGTAATAATCGTCTCCATGTCACGCTTGATCTCTGAAGATACTTTAGCCAATTGATAAGCCTTCTCAGACTTACGACCAGCCTTATCTACAGCTTCCAAAGTGCCAGAAACCATAACTGTCTTACCAACGATTTGGGTATAGTTGCCCAAACGAGTTGTAGGAGAAACAGTAATGTCAGATGCAGTTGCA